TAAGATTCCGGGTTTGAATCACGTTTACACTGTTATTCGGGCTCTCAGGATCATAAGCAGAGTTAATCAACTCCTTGGCCTTCCACTCATTTGCGGGAGCCACCCATATTTCCTTTGCACGAATTATCTGAATCTTACCCGCATCATCCTTTTGGTTCTCAAACTCGGTCAAAGCCGCTTGAAGCGAAGTGGCCGACAAGTCAGCCGCAGGGCTCAAAAGGTTATTCCAAGTTCCACCACGTAGACGGGTTTTGGAGGTAGCAAAAAGCGCACCCGAAAGACCATCTGTGTGATAGGTCGTCGAAGCACCATTATTGATGATGTCATGAGTAAGAACCTCAAGAGTCTCGTTCGCAGAAGAACCAAGTTCACGGGAGATTGCCTGCATCTCAGTAGGAATTTCGGGATACAGAGTATCTTCAATGAGTTCCTCGGAAACTTTCGCTCCAAGACCATAGGTCACATGAGTCCACCGCTTTGTCGGGCCTTGGATCAGTTGATCATAAGCAATCGCCTGACCCTCGATCTTCTTCGGAATGAACCCGAATCCAGCAAAGTAAGCGGATTCCTCATAAGTCCTATTACTATTTTTCACTTTGGCAAGTTTGCGCCAGAGTTGTTCCGTATTCTTCGGCTTGTAAGCCTCGGACATAAAAGAGAACAACCCAGGGACAACCGCCTTATTGAAGGTTGACCTTTGCATGTTGTCTCCTATTACGTTAAGGCCGTAAGACCAATCGGCCCCAACTGATGCCGAGAGATTCTCACAAGCAATTTAGAATACGCCGTGGTTGCACCCAATGTATTAGGTGTACCATCGGAGTTTACATTTTCACCAGCCGCCACAATCTGAAGCGAACCACCAGAATCAGCCGCAATATCAGACGAATCAAGACGAGCCGTACAGATACCTGTGGTTGTACTTCCAGTAGTTGCCTCATAAGTGAAAGCCGCCGTGCTTCCGACATCGGTTGCGGCAGGATAAGTGCCGCCTCCTGTATCGGATTCAATCAGATAAATCTGGTTCGGATCATCCGAAACAGCCGCCCAAGCTTCCCCTTCGTTTGCCCTGAAATATGCCGCATGAGAGAGCGCAGTCATCTCAGTAGGCAACCCACCTTTCGATGGGTTATTTACAAAGCCCACGATGGAACCAAGAACCATCCGGTTATCTCCGATAATGGCAGGGATAATTAAACCAGCACCATCGAGTTGAACGGGCTGAAAGCGAAAAAGTGCCTGGTCCGTTTTCACACGATAGTAGTGCGTTCTTATGTTTCCATAGGGTTGCTCGACAGGAAATAGACCTAAACCAGTACTTTGGTCATTAGCCATTTTTTCTCCTAGTCGACTACTAAGTTAAGTCCTCTGGACGTTTCTTCACTCTCTGGTCCAGCTTCAGGTTTATAGTACTGTTCTCCCTCTTTCTTCCAGTTTTCAAGGTCTGGAACAGGTAGATTGTGAACTCGCTCAGCAGAACGTTTGCCAGGTTCCCCCCTTAGTACTGTGGCACGCTTCATCGGCATGAAACCAAGGATAAGGTCCCCACGCTCAACGCTCCCATTAGCGGTAAAAAGATGCTTGGGCAAATCGTTGAAATAAATGCGATTCACCAACGTCCAACCAACCACATCAATATGATAGTCGATTGCACGCTTCTTTTTTGAAATCCATCGAAACGCATACTTGTTGCAATATGGTTCGAGTTCCCTTGGAAGAGCAAGGACACGAATGTCTGAAGCTGATTCGCGGTCAGCGATCACTTCAACTTCAGTCAGTGTTTTTGGCTGTGACTTGAGACGGTCTGCAACATACGCATCAAGTTCAGAAACCAAAACAGTCGGCCTTGCCTCTTCCACAACTTTAGGTTCCTCGGAAGTGACAGCAGGATGAACTATCGGTTCTTCCTGCACAGTTTTCGGTTCCTCTTTCCTTTGGAAAGGTAATGGGCTCATGCTTCAACTCCTTCTTCTTTTCTCTGCGCCTTTTTCATGGCGAGGTATCCGTCATAAGCTATGCCGTTAAAGTCGCATAGTTCCTTCTCTTCTTTCGTGAGAACATTGGATTCAGATTTTGAAACAACAGAACTATGGGGGGCAGAGGTCGCACCAACTCTTGCTTGGCGGGCAACTTCCTTGTCCACAATCTTCTTGGTGTACTGGTCGAGCTTGCCTTCTTGGCGGAGTTCTTCCTCCATACGATACATAGTGAGAAGAGGGCCATTCGATTCATACTTCCAATCCTGATTGTTTTCAAGAACCTTCACGAACTTCTGAGCAAGTTCACTAGAAGGATCATTAAGATCAGGATACTTCTCCAATACAGTCTTCTGAGATTGAAAAAGTGTATTGTTAAATTTTTGTTGCATGAACTGTTGCTTCTGAATCTCGGTTTCCAACCTTTTCTTCTCTTCGTAGGCTTCGCTAGCAAGACCTTTGACAGCTTCCTTCCAATTTGTCTCGACAAGTTGATCCCACTTGTCTTTAGCCCCTTGTTGAACAGGTTCTTGAGGAGGCGATTGAACAGGAGGTTGTTGATAGGTCTGTATCTGTTCTCCCAACTTTCTCAACTGATAAGATTGAGAATTCAACTGCTTGGTCAATTGTTCATTCTGAAGACGGATTTTCTCCAATTCCTCCAGAGTCACATACTTTTCACCCTTCTGGGGTTCCTTCTGTTTGGACTGATCTTCGGGAGTTTGTGTTTCTTTCTCCTTGAGATCGTCTATAACTACTTCCTTCTGTGGCATACTTCCTCCGCACTAGTACGACGGGTTGTCCTTTTCTTCTCCATTCTCATGTGCCAGTTTCTCGATTTCTGGTCGAAAAAGGCACATACCGTCAACAAAGCCTTGGAGGTATAGGGCCTTGTTATCATCAAACTTGCGCAGGGCTTCTGACTTGACCTTCTCTTTTGTCCTGCATAACCTGTCCCAATGGCCCAGGAGTATTGTCCATCCCTCCATTTTCAGAAGTCTTTGAAGGGCCGCCTTTTCCTCCTTGCCAACTTCCTGATTCTCCACCACGTCCTCCTATCTTTGACATGAGGGTCAACATATTCTGCATCATGGTCTGATGTTCCATAATGTGATTCATTACATAAGCGATCACTTGCTGTGACAAAGCGGGAGCTGTCCGAGCAAGTTGAGCAAATGTCGGAGATTGCAACATGGAAGTATGAACTTGAATGTGGTTGAAATGGTTCTCAGCCAAGTTCGCACGAACCCGGTTAAAATCACCTTGGAGAATAAGGGTGTTCTCTTGGTCGGGTTCATCCACATCATCAGGATTGGGAGCGGGGCCAAGATACTCAACCGGGTCTTTTCCGACTGACTTCAGAACATCGGAAGTCAGCTTATAAATCTTGAATGGGTCGGTAATCACTATCGGGTTCTGCATAAGAAGAGAGTAGAGCATGGTGACTACTTCCCGTTCGGTCGCTTTGGAACCCATCGTTGGGTCATTGAGAATATAAGCATCAAACTGGCCGGAGAGTCCTTCTTCCGTCAATTCATTTATGTGAAATATCTGCTGGTTCTTCTCCCCAAGAACACGGGTCTCCATACCAGGTGGAATATTGAGTTGGATAAGATCAAGGGTCTTCGTGAGAATACAAGCGGCAGCAGACTTCAAGCGTTCCACGGGGCGGGTAAAACGAATCTCTGCGGATTGCATGATTGCTTGAGTACGGGTTGCAGTACCTGAACCTCCGACAATCTCCGATTCCTTGCCCATCACATAGGAAGAGGCCGCTGTGAGACGTTCGATGAATTCAAGAACCATGCGGATAGCGTTAATAAGACGGTCTGTGTTAATGTCGAACGGAGGAACATAAACGTTACGCTGAGGGTCGGTTACGGGGACACCTTTGTTGGGTGCAAGTTCGATAGCAGAAGCATCAAGGTCTCCAGAAGGATCGAAGAAGAAAGGACGAAGCAGAGACAAAGTGTTCCCATCCGTCATCTGATTGAAGATAGCATCAACCTCTTCAGAGAGTTCCCTCACCTGATCAAGGACACCCTCACCCCAAAGAGCATCAATCTCAGAAAGATAGGAGGAATACTTCTCAAAGACTAAAGGCCGCTTTCCCGACTTCGAGATACTCTTCATCTCAATCCCACCTAGATAGATTTTGAAGTCTTTGGCTACCATACAGCGAACGGAATGAGGAAAACCCGCCCCATCATAGTCATAATGACCGTACCAGCGGATAATCTTGACCGTTTGATTGCGGAGCTTAATTGCTCGCAATCTCTCCGCTTCATCAGGATCACTCACGGTAGTCCCGATATTCACCGGGATATACTTCTTAAGCTCCGTGGTCACATTGATGCACTGGCCAACCTTTTCCATGGCCTCCAAGTCTTTATAGAGGTACTCTTCCTCTATCATTACAGGGTCGCGCTCAACGTCACGAGCATTCTTGAAAAAGTATACATTCTCTTTGGGAATAACACGGGCCACGGTCTTCTCATAGCGCTTGAGCTTGGGGAGTGTCTGGACAGCTGGTTGCCCCATGGTATCGAACATGGGCTGACCGGATTCGTCAGTGATGGGTTGTTGCTCGGTGGTTCCATCATCGAACTCACTCACCTCCCATGAGAGTTCAACAAGAGCGTCACCAAAACCCGCAACTACCTTGACCCATCCATCGAAGAACTCCCGCATGGGAGCCCAAACCCGAACCCACCAATCCATGAACTTGGAGATA